CAGAATTAAACGCAAATGCACCGACTGACTTACTTCCGAAGACTGCATCGACGCCACCATCATTAGTTGGATCGCCACCTTCAGTATGAGCCGCTGCAACTTTCGCAGTATCGTCGATCGTTGGAATATCGAACTGGCGACCGTCAGCGGTTTGAATGACTGAGAATAGATCTGATGTATACATCGGACCAGACGCCGCCATTGATTGTTCAATGAAGGTTGCCATTTCAGTTGGTACTGTAAAACCACCAGCGGTATTTGTTCCGACTGTTTGAACTCTTTTTTCTACTAAGAGAGATCGGGTTTCTGCGTCAAGACTTGCCTCACCGCCTTTCGAGATATACTCAGCGAATGCAGTGCGATAATCTTTTTGAAAGCCAGCATCGACCGCCTGGGTTTGGCGACCTTCTGGGGCCGGGATTTTTGAAGTGTCCGGCTCAGCGAGTTTTGCTTGTAATGCTTCTGCTTTTTCTTCGCGAGCGATACGCGCTTCGATTTTGTCAGCGTCGGCCATCATAGCATCGAATTCGCGTTCGATTTCAGCGGCTCTTTCTTCAGTTGTATCTGTAGCGATTTCAGACAATTTAGATCGGGCTTCAGTCGCTATATTAGCGAATTGCTCCCGAAGGTTTTTAAGATCAGACATAATGTCCCTTTCTAATTGTAGGCTTGCCCAAGGCCCGGGGAGGAAAAAAATGGGCTAAGATCAGGAGCACCCGACCCTATTTCAGTAATTTGGATTTCATTCGAAGACGGCGAGCGACATGGCTGCGCGATCTTTGTTCTTGATATTCTTGAAAGCTGCGAAGACCTATGTCGGTTCCGCCATATGCTGGCGTCGTGACAATCGAGACGTCGAACAAACTAGCCTCTTGAATTGTTCTAAGCGGCATCTCTTCGCCGTCTTGCCAGGCCTGACGCGTTGGCATGAAAGCAAAACTCATTTTATCTAAATCGCCGCGCTTCATCTTTGGAACGATCGAGCGGACGTCTGGATCAGTAATGTCCAGGCTGGCTTTCATTTTTAAGCCGTGATCGTCTTCTGATAACTCTAGGGTTCCCGACCTGGTGCGAGCTAATGGCAAACCGTCGTGATTAATTAAGAAGACAACATCATCTCGATCGAGCGCATCAGAGAATGCACCAGGCGCTATTTGCTCGCGCCACTGTCCGCCAATCGTTGTTTGCTGATTAAATACGGCGGCGTAACCTTCAACAGTAACCGTGTTATCGTCGAGGTTTCGAACCTCTAGATTTGAGACTTGCCGAGCTTCTCGCTGATATTTTTTCTTTTTCTTTTTCTTTCCATAAGCAGCTTCGTCCATATCATCGTCCTCGCTATCATCGACGTATTCATCCGACTTGCCGAATACGATTATGATTTGATCTTCGGTTTCTGTGATTTGCTGAATGTGGCGATCCTCGGTTTCAAACTGGATCGCTCGCTCTTGAACTTTTGTAAGCGTTGAAAACTTATGCCCGACTAGTTGCCCGGCCGGACGCCAGCCGTCCTCGACCTCTCGATAAAGCATGATTAAAGCCGCCGGGTCGTCCTCGGTTCCCTCGATACTGAAATCGGTATCCGGGACGTTAATAGTGCCGTCTCTTTGTATTCGCCTTACCCGGCCGTAAGCTTGACCGCCGGAGCTGTCCCACGTTACATAATCGCCGACAGCAAGCCCATCAGGTGCAGCTCTTTCTTGCATTCTATCATCCTCATTTTCAAAAACTTTATTCGCCCAAGCTCGACCGGGCGTTCCGCCCCATAACTTCCATGCGATCGTGAAAGCGTTCGGTCCGCCGTCCGCTTCTTTGTCGCCATAATGCTCCGCGAAGTTTGACCCATGCCGAGCAAAATATGATTTCATCCGGCCGACAGTCGCCATCGATAAGTCTGCACCGTTGGCAATATCTCGCGCTCGAGCAACGCCGACAGCGGTTCCGCCGCGTCCGTATTCTTTTCGAAGTTCCAAGCCCTGGCGAGCTTGCTCCATCATTGCTTTATTCGGGACCGGCACTCGATCCGCCTTGCATTGTAATCGGTACTGTCGCGCCCTGGATCATTAAATCATCGCCGCCAGGCAACGGCTCAAGACCCTCAGACTTTCGAACTTCGTTAGGCGTTTTCACACCGTTCATAATCGCTTGCGAGTGCGCTTCCATCCTGGTTTTAAGATCGCCGCGAAGCAAACCATCCACATTAAATCGGACGTTAAAATCACTTGTTCGACCGAAAAGTTTTAAATTCATCTCTTGCTCGAACTGTTCAATCCAACGGCGGAGCGTATGCTTTACAAAATGCAAATCCTGTTGCTCGACGTTTGAGTAAGTTCCCTTAGATAAATCTTGCAAGAACACTGGAGGGAGACTGTAAATCCTCGCGATTTGCTCGATGCAAAATTGTTGCAAGTCTAAAAGCTGCATTTGATCCGGGGAAAAACCGATCGACTTCAGCTCATGGCCTAGAGGCAACGCCATAATCGGACGACCTTCCTGGGCCAGTTTAGCCGTCGCGTTCGCTACATCCTCGGACGCTCGAGACGCTGAGGCTCCAGAATTGAACGGTCCTTGCAAGACCGCCGGGGGAATACCTCCCGACTGAAAAGCTTTAGAGCCATAGCGAGAGCTGGCGATTGCAAGACCGATTATATCTTTGTTGGTGACAATAGGACCGCGAATATCGAGCTGATTATTTTTGACCATAAAGGTTAGATCGAGAATTTCGTTTGCTTGATAAATAGCTGATTTTGTTCGATAAACTTTGCTCGGATATCCGTTGTCTAAAGTTTCCGCGACTGTAATATCCGCCGGGTCGAGAGGGACTAAATCAGTCGTCTCGCCGTTGCCGTTTCGAATAATCAAAGTTGCCGAACGTCCGCCGGTTAGGACTTGCTCAAAACTGTACTTACGCCAGTCGTAAGAACTTAAGCTCGGATTAACCGCTCGATCGAGCCAGCTTCCGACGCCAGTAGTAACTTTTTCGTTTCCTTGATACACCTCAAGAGGAAGCCCGGCCAGTGTGCCAGATATAAAATTGACGGCCGACCAAACCGCCGGAACGCCTAGAGCCGCCTCGATGTTAACAGTTATACCGGCGCTCGTTCCGTAGGTGCTAAATCCCATAAGCTGAAAAAAGTTTTCAGAACTAACCGGGACGCTAGGGTTCTCGATTGATCGAGCCTCAGCTTTTTTAAATACGTCAAAAACGCCCATCAGTTTTTTCCTTTATGCCGAGAGTTTGTAATCCGGGTCATCCCACGGACTAACGCTCGGTTGATTTTCTTCGCTTGCCATTGCTCCGAGCGCCATTGCCAGCGCTACCAGGCCATCGATTTTTGAATAGCTTTTTGCTTTGTTTAGTTTTCTATTACCGGCCGGGTCGGATTGAACCACTGCACCAGCCGCGCACATGTTGAGGACCGGGTGATTGCCATGCAAAAGCCGCCGCTCAGCAACAAGTTGTTCGACCTTATCGACGGCCGGGGCCATGTCCTTGAAACCTTGACCGAATGATTTCATCGGGATTGCAGCGCCGATATTATCTAGTTCGCGCTGGAAGTCGTTTATCCGCCAGCGATCGTATGCCAAATGTACTAGGTCGTAAGTGTCCGCGATCTCCGCGACCGTTCTTGCGATTACCTCCGGGACAATCACTGGGCCAGGAATAGTCAGCAAGTGTCCTTGCTCCGCCCACAAGTCCCAAGGAATTTTAGCCTCGCGAGCTTTGTCTCTCAGTCCATCCTCCGGGAGCCACAGATAAGGGACAACATGAAACTTGTCGTCCTTCGGGAATACTAAAACGAGCGCTGTCAAATCCCTCGAGGACGAAAGGTCCAGTCCAGCGAAACAAGTGTCGCCCGGTTCGACGCTTGGCAACGCGCTATTTAACTCCCATTCAGATCGAGATAGAAACGGCGATTGCGCTTCGATGCGCTGGTTCAAATATAGCCAGCGAAAAGAGTTCGCCTTTGCTGGCAACCGCTCAGCTTGAACAGCAAAATCCTCAATGTCGGATTGCGAGCGAAATTTTCC